CCAAACGCAAGAGGTGGACTAAATTATTTGATGGGGATGTAATGAAGATAGGTGATTACAAACAAATGATGGCCTATCTTACTAGACCTGAGCAACCAAAAGAACAGGTTGCAGATTTAGTTGATGAATTAACTCCCGGTCCGTTAAAAGATGAATTAACTAAAGACTACGATCCATCACAAGAATCTTACGAAGAATATTTACAAAGAAAAGCTTTAGGTGAAAGACCTTTCAATGCACAAGATGGTGGTCGAGCTAATTTATATGCAGGAGGTTCTTTAGAAAAATTTGCATCACAAATAAAAGATTTACATTTAAAAGGAATATCCGCAGATAAGATAAATGAGATTTTAAAATTTGAAAAAGATAGAAGCACTACCATTGATGAATTGATTAGATCAATGAAAAGAGGTGTTGCATCTATAACAATTAGTGCAGAAGAATTAAAAAAAAGACCTAATCTTTTAGGAGCAAATAAAACAGGTACACCTGCTGACAGACAAGAAGCTTTAAAAGCTTTTGTAGATAATTTTAAAGAAAAAAACAACAGATTACCTTCGAAAAAAGAACTTGAAAATGCTAAATTTGACTTTGCTACAATTACTAAAGCTGTGGAATTAGGAAATATAGAAGTTCTTCCTAGAGGAGAATCTCTATCTATGGCTAAATCTGCAAAAGGAAAGCAAGATATTTTAGAACTATCTAAAGATCCTGAAATTAGAAATATATTTAAGACAGGTCAATTTGATACTGTAAATACAATTAATAAAGTTAAAGAAGTATTAGGAGATCCTAATATGAGTGATAATGTTGCCGGTGTTAAGATACATACATTAGCAAAATATTTTTCAGGTGAAAAATCAATGAAAGGTATAAACCCAACTTTTAGAAAAAATGCAGAATTAATTACAGAAAAATTTCCTTACAAAGAAGCTTTGAGAGAACTTGGAGAAATTGAAATTGGAAAATCTGTTGGAGAACAAAGTCTCAAAACAATGAAAAAAAACATTAAAGATGGAGATTTTTATAGAGAAGCACGTTTAAGCAAAATATATAATATAGATGAATTATTGGGAATAGCTTCTTCTGTAAATAAAGGCACTACACCATATGGAATATTTGGTCAGATAATAGGTAGTGAACAAAATACAAAAGATAAACTTATATGGGATGCTAGAAAATCTAAATTAGAAGGAGCTTTACAAGAAGCAATCGCAAAAAAATCAGGTGTGCCAGAAGCAGTTAGAAATTTTAATAAGGAAGCAAAACAATATGAAGAAAAATTAAATGCTGAAAAAATGCGAGGAGCTAAAAAAATTACTTTACCAAGAGTAAGTTTAGCATCTCCTAATAAAACAATCGCTAATTTTAAAAATTTTAATAATACATATAAAGAAGCATTTACAGATAATTTTAAACAAAAAGGATATTCTTTTATTATTCCTAAAGATATAAAAACTCTTCCTGAACTAAGAGATCAAGTAAATGATCCAAAAAGTTCTACTTATAAACAAATGATTAATACCCTTAAAAAAGGATTCAATGAATTTGATGAGAAAAAATTATTTGATAAAATAAATAAAGCAACTCCAGATGCCCTTAAAAAAATAATTAAAACTATTCCTCGTATAGCATCCTTAGAGGATGATTCTACTCTTGGACCAGGTGGTTATCCACTAACGGCAGGACTAGATAGTTCAATTGGTTTACAACCAGTTGAAGAAGATAAATCTTTTGTGGAAAGAAATCCAATTACAACCGGAGCAACTGTTGCTGCATCACCTTTATTAACAAAAACTGGTAGAAAAATTTATGGAAAAATGGCAAAACCTTTATTAGGCGCAATAAGTTCCGTCCCTGTTTCCGGATACTTTGCATATGATACCATTAAAAATAAATTAGCAGAAGGTAAAACTCTCCCTGATGCAATCACAGAACCTGAAGTAGGTTTAGAACTTTTATATCCAGAATTATTTAAACGTGCCGGTCTTAAATTTTTAAATCCATTAGTTAGAGTTTCTACACCTGTTGGAGCATCTATTACGACAGGTGGAACTTTAAAAAAAAGAGCACAAGAAATGATGAAACAAGCTGAAGGTATCACTGCTTTACCTGAAGGTGAAGAGCAAAGAAGATTGATAGAAGAATACGCTGCTAAAGATTACAGAGGTTATGAAACTGGAGGCCGTGTTGGTTTTGCAGACGGACCAAACAATCTTAAAAAAGGTAAGAAGTAATGTATTCAAAAGGTAAAAAGAGTGGCCCGCCACCTAAATCAGGACCCATGCCTCAGGGCTTGAATATTTCGTATAATACTGTTACAACAGTCAAACAATCTGGAGAAAAAATAAATGGCAGAAGACAATATAGACAAGGCTCTTCCAAACGAACCTCGAAAAGAATTTAACATACCGGGTGAAGAAGAAATTCAAGAACAGGTAGTTGAAGAAGTTCAAGCAGAGCAGGAATCCCTTGGACCCGTTGACATTCAAGAGAATGAAGATGGTTCAGTTGATATTAATTTAGATCCAAATGCTGCATCTCCAGAAGGTGGCGACGAGCATTATGCAAACCTTGCAGATTTTTTACCGGATGATGTATTAGGAAGATTAGCATCTTCTTTATCTTCAAAGTATCAAGAATATGTTTCATCAAGAAAAGATTGGGAAAAGACTTACACCCAAGGTTTAGATTTACTAGGTTTCAAATACGATCAAAGAACAGAACCATTTAGTGGTGCATCCGGTGCAACGCATCCAGTACTAGCAGAAGCAGTTACACAGTTTCAATCTTTAGCTTATAAAGAATTATTACCGGCAGATGGTCCAGTTAGAACACAAGTAATTGGTTTATCTACACCAGAGAAAACACAACAAGCAACTCGTGTAAAAGATTTTATGAATTATCAAATTATGGATCAGATGAAAGAATATGAACCAGAATTTGATTCAATGTTATTTCATTTACCTCTCGCAGGTTCTACTTTTAAAAAAGTATATTATGATGAAATGGAAGAAAGAGCAGTTTCTAAATTTGTTCCTGCAGATGATTTAATTGTTCCGTACACAGCTACCTCATTAGATGATGCGGAAGCAATTATTCATCGTGTAAAAATTTCTGAAAATGATTTACGTAAACAACAAGTCGCTGGTTTTTATCGAGACATTGATATTGGTAAACCGGGAGATAAAGAATCGGATATAGAGAAAAAAGAAAGAGAGCTAGAAGGTATTTCTAAAACTCAAAACGAAGATGTTTATACAATTTTAGAATGTCATGTGGATTTAGATTTAGAAGGTTTTGAAGATCAAAATCCAGAGACTGGTGAGCCGTCAGGAATTAAGATTCCATATATTGTAACTATAGAAGAAGCATCTCGTGAAGTTCTTTCAATTAGAAGAAACTATGAAGTAGGAAATCCAAAGAAAAATAAAGTTCAATACTTTGTTCATTTCAAATTTTTACCTGGTTTAGGTTTTTATGGTTTTGGTTTAATTCACATGATTGGTGGTTTATCAAGAACTGCTACATCTGCACTAAGACAATTACTCGATGCCGGAACCCTGTCTAATTTACCCGCTGGTTTTAAAATGCGTGGTATTAGAATTAGAGATGATGCTCAATCTATTCAACCGGGAGAGTTTAGAGATGTCGATGCACCTGGTGGCAATCTAAGAGATTCATTTATGATGCTTCCGTTTAAAGAACCAAGTCAAACATTACTCGCGTTAATGGGAGTAGTGGTTCAAGCAGGTCAAAGATTTGCATCGATTGCAGATTTACAAGTTGGTGATGGTAATCAACAAGCTGCTGTTGGAACAACAGTTGCATTATTAGAACGTGGTTCAAGAACCATGTCAGCAATACACAAAAGAATTTACTCAGCTCTGAAAAATGAATTCAGATTAATGGCTAGAGTATTCAAGTTATATCTACCACAAGAATATCCATATGATGTAGTTGGGGGTCAAAGAATGATTAAACAATCTGACTTTGATGATAGGGTAGATATATTGCCAGTTGCTGACCCTAACATTTTTTCACAGACACAGCGTATCTCACTCGCTCAAACAGAACTGCAGCTGGCAACCTCAAATCCGCAAATGCATAACATGTATCAAGCATACAGAAATATGTATGAAGCATTGGGTGTAAAAAATATTGATAATCTTTTAGTTAAACCAATGCAACCAATGCCAAAAGATCCGGCGTTAGAACATATTGATGCATTAGGAAGTAGACCATTCCAAGCGTTTCCTGGTCAAGATCACCGATCCCACATTACTGCGCATTTAAATTTCATGGCAACCAATATGGCAAGAAACAATCCAATGGTCATGGCATCATTAGAGAAAAATATTTTTGAACATATTAGTTTAATGGCTCAAGAACAAGTTGAGTTAGAGTTTAGAAATGAAATGCAACAGATGCAACAAATGCAAATGATGATGCAACAGAATCCACAAGCTGCACAACAGATGCAAATGCAGATGATGCAGATCCAACAAAAGATTGAAGCTAGAAAAGCACAATTAATTGCTGAGATGATGGAAGAATTTATGAATGAAGAGAAGAAAATTACTTCACAATTTGATAATGATCCAATTGCTACACTAAGAGCGAGAGAATTAGACCTTAAAGCAATGGAAAATGATCGAAAAGAACGTGAAGGTAAGGACAGAATGGATCTTGATAAGATGAAAGCGATGATGAATCAATCAAATCAAGATGAAAAACTAGAACAGAACGAAGAATTAGCTAAATTAAGAGCTAATACATCAATTGAAAAGACAATTTTAAGTAAAACTATCCCTAATGCAAATAATATGATGCCTAATATTTCAATTATGAGAAGAGGTGACGAATAAATAATAAAAAAAATGACAAAACCTTAAAAAAAGGTTAGAAATACGTAAACCAAGGAGAAAAAATGGCAAAAACAGATAAAATAACAGATGTAAAAGTTGGTGAGCAAGAAATTGAGATCGATCCTAGATCAAAAAACACTGCTAACAAAGCTTACAACTATATTGGTACTGGTGGACCTGCAATAGAAGTTCAAGGTCAAGGTGCAGTGCTAGCAGAAAAGAAAAGAAAATCTAAAGCATATTAATTTTATGTTTCCGTGGAGTTTAATAGGTACAGCATTAAAAACTGGCGCTGAGATTTATAAGAATAAGAAAAAATCTGAAATTATAATGTCAGAAGCAAGAATCGTGCATGCTGAAAAGATGAAGCGTGGAGAAATTGAGTACAGTGGACAGATTGCTCAAAATCAAAAAAACGACTGGAAGGACGAATTTGTGCTTTTAGTGTTGACATCGCCGCTGGCTATTTTATTTTATTCCGTATTTGCTGAAGATGAAGAGATACAAGCTAAGTTAGATTTATATTTTATGAAACTTCAGGAAATGCCATGGTGGATAGTTTCATTATGGGTATCTGTCGTTGCAGCGATATATGGAATCAAAGCAACTGATTTAATTAAAACTGGAGGAAAAAATAATGTCAAATAGAATATATAATACACAAACTAGAAAAAAATTTTTATCAGGCGGACAAGCAAAATTAGATAAAGATGGTGATGGTAAAATCACTGGTAAAGATTTTGCTATGTTAAGAGGTAAGAAAAAAGACAACAAGAAGAAAAAACCATCTATGATGATGATGGCAATGAAGGGAAAAAAATAATGGCAAAAGAAAAAGCAAAAGAACCCTTAAGTCCGTCTAAAAGAAAAGAATTAAGAAAACAAAAAGAGAATCAAGAGACAAAACAAAATTTAACACAAGACTATGCTTATACAGGTATTCCTGGAGCAAAAGCTACAGCAAAAGGTGTTAAATATAGTCAAGATGATATTCCTACAAGACTTCAAAAAAACGAAACTACTATAGAAGAAGTAAAAGAGGCCAAAGGCGGAAGAGTAAATCTACGTGGCGGTGGATGTGCTAAACGTGGAATAAAGAAAAACGCTTACGGGAGGAATTCATAATGGCAAAACTTTGTCCAAGAGGAAAAGCAGCAGCGAAAAGAAAATTCAAAGTATATCCATCGGCATATGCTAACATGTACGCTTCTGCAGTTTGCTCAGGTAAAGTAACACCAGGTGGTAAAA